GAGAGTCGATCCGTGGTCGATGCCAGCGCAACCGCTACGTCAACGCTGCCCTCAAATCCGGACGAGTCGAGATGCGGGACCGAGTTGTCGTGCGAATCGACCGACGCGCATCCGGTGATGGTGCGCCAGGATCACCGGGCGAGACCGCTGGTCTGCATGACGTGCGGGAACGGAATCGCTGAACCGCTCGTCTGCTGGCAGTGCCACGCGCCACTCTGCCAAGACTGCTCGGAAAAGCCCCACGTGCGCGGCATGCTCCCACTCGGAGTCGACGGCAATCCGACCAAGTTCGAGACGTGCGCGCGGCCAGTAGCGTAACCCCAGCAGAGTCCCCGGTGTTTGGTCTGTGGTGACTCAGAAAAAAGATCACTGCGGCATTGGCTCGGAATCACGCACGCGCACAAGGTCTTGTGACCGTTGCAGAGCGGGTGGACTACATCCGCGGACTCATGGAGATTCTCGAGTATGAGCGCGGGACTGCGCTTACGGAGCTAGCTGCGGTCTGGGGCGTGGCCCCGTCGACGGTGGGCAATTACTCGGCTGAGGCATCCCGTCAGGTTACTGCCGACGAGGATGAGGCGAAGCGGGATATCACGGTCGGGGCCCGAAAGCTTTTCAAGGCCGCAATCGACACCGGGAACGCCAAGGACGCCAAGATGATGGGCGACCTGTGGGCGATGGTGTCGGGCGCGAAGGCGCCTGAGAAGCGCGAGCACAAGGTGACGGGTGTTTCGTTGGATGAGCTCGACGAGCTGCGTGATTCGATGAAGTCGAACGAATGCTTGCCGACAGAGACAGATCCGAGCTCCTCGCGCATGCGCTAGGAAAGTTCGAGCGCTTCTGCGGGATTATCGACATCGTTCCGAAGACGGGCGCGCGATGCAAGCTTCGTCTCAACGAGACACAGAAGCGTTTCTGTTTGGACCGTACCGGCCGCGACGTTGCCCTTAAACCACGTCAGATCGGATTCACGACACTAGAGCAGGCTCGCGACGTCTGGCATTTCCTGACTGTCCCGGGCGCCCGTGTTGTAGCGACATGCCAGTCGCTTCAGGACAACACGCCGCTGAAGCTACTGTCGAACAACTACCGAGTCATGTTCGAGGGGCTGGAGCGTTCGGGGCTCAGGCTGAACTTCAGGGCGCAGTCTGCGACCGAATGGGTGCTGGCTGACCGTGACGCGAGCCTTCGCATCGTGCCTGCAGGCGCGTCCGAGGCTTCGGCTTCGAAGAAGGGTCGCGCGGGCACGATCACGCGGCTGCACCTGACCGAGACCGCGTATTACGAATACGCCGACGAGACGCTGAATGCACTTTTGGAGTGCGTTCCCGCGCGTGAGATCGGGAGCGAAATCGTAAGCGAGTCAACGGCCAACGGGGCTGCCGGATATTTCTACCGACAATGCCAAGCGGCGAAGTCCGGGCTTTCGTCGTACCGGTTTCACTTCTTCCCGTGGTTCGGGCAGTCCGAATACGCGACGGCGCTGGAGCAAGGCGAAACGGTTGAGGCCGCGAATGAACGCGAGCAGCGCCTCGTGGCGCTAGGCGTTACGCCGGGTCAGCTGAAGTGGTACCGGCAGAAGGTCACGGAAAAAGAGCAAGACCTTGTCGATCAGGAGTACCCGAGCGACGAGGAGACGTGCTTCCTGGTGTCGGGGCGGGCGCTCTTCGAGCAAGCGGTTACGACCGCGCTACTCGCGCGGGCGTGTGATCCGATTGAGATCCGGGAGCGTGGGCGCGTTCGGATCTACGAAAAGCCAGTGGGCGGCGAGGACTACGTGCTCGGCGTCGACACGTCGGAAGGTGGCGGTGGAGATCCAAGCGGCGGCATCCTGTACCGGAGAAGCACCGGCGCCCACGTAGCGACGATCGACGGTCAATTCCCCCCGCACGATCTAGCTCGAGCCAGCGTCGTGCTTTGCAGCGAATACAACCATGCGATCCTGGTCGTCGAGCGCAACAACCATGGTCACGCGGTGTTGCAAGCTGCTCAACGCGAGCAGCGTTACAAGAAGATTTACGAGCACGAGGACAAGAAGCCCGGCTGGCCGACAACGCCAGTCACTCGGCCGATTGTCCTCGATGCTCTCGAAGACGTACATCGCAAGGGATTTTGGAAGAGCCCGGACAAGAACTTGCTGGGTCAGATGCGGAAGTTCGTCATCACCGACACTGGTAAGGCGGAAGCAGCGCGCGGTGAGCACGACGACCTCGTCATCGCTGCGGCGATTGGATGGGCGGTCAGGTGCAAGCCGAAGCTGGCGCGCGGGGTAGTGGACTTTTGACCGAGACCACGCGCGCGGCGACCGAGACCGCGGTGAAGCGCGTCGTCGCGCGAACGCCATACCGCGAATGTCCGATCTGCGGAACGGGGACGATCAACAAGCCATTCGCCATCGGCGATTGTCGCCCGCACCCGCTTTACCATCCCGGGATACCCGAGCAACAGCATTGGGTCAGGTGTCAGGACTGCCGACACGTCTTCACCGACGGGTACTTCGAAGAGCAAGCGCTTGAGGCGGTGTTCAAGAAGGCTCACGCCGGGCAGGTTGCCGGCGGCGAAATTGAGAAGCAGCGATTCACGGTAGCGGACACGGTCGAGCGCATCTGTCGCGCGATCGGTCGTCATACTGGATCGTGGCTCGATGTCGGCGCTGGCAACGGTGCGCTCAGCCTGACGGCTCAAGAGTTCGGGTTTTCCGTGACGGCCGTCGAGGCGCGACGCGAATCCGCCGAGTCCCTGATGGACCATCCCGGGATTCGCGTTTTCGCAACGCAGTTTGCAAGCCTTCCGGGACTGGGCACGGTGCGATTCGACGTCATCACCATGGCGGACGTCCTGGAGCACATGCCGTACCCGCGGCTTGGCATCAGAAAAGCGCGTGCGCTGATAGCAGCGGACGGGAGCCGTGATGGCGTGCTCTTCGTATCCTGCCCCAACATGGACTCGGCGGCGTGGCGTTCGATGGAGCCCAATCCATACTGGTGGGAAGTCGAGCACTACCACAACTTCACCCGCGACAGCCTGTATCGGCTGCTGCGCGAAGAAGGGTTCGCGCCCGACAGCTACGCGGTCAGTCGACGGTATCGCGCGGGAATGGAAGTGATCGCGCGTCCGATCGCGCGTCCGTCCTGACACCATGCCCACAGTCCGCCAGCTCAACCAGCGGCACCCGTCCTACGACGCGAAACGCTGCATGGATCTCGAGGCCCTGTACGAGGGAGATCTCGACGGGCTCTTTGGCGCGCGGCTCCATCGCTTTCTGCCGCAACGCGAGTTCGAAAAGACGACGGTCTACGAAACCCGCAAGGCTGAAGCCCACTACAGAAATTACCTAGGCGCCATCGTCGATTTCTTCGCGGCCCTGCTGTTCACCAGCAAGCCGACGCCACAGGCGAGCCGGGAGTCAGCTCCGGTCACCGAACCGGGCGATTTCTACGAAGAGTTGCGCGACGACTGCGACCAGAACGGGACGGACGTCGACGCCTTTTTCCGCGACCGGATGATCGACGCCATGGTGCACCGGTGCTCGTGGTTCGCGATCGAGCAGCCGGTAGACGGCGCTCCAATTCCGACAGATCGAGCTCAGTTCGATCAGCGAAAACTTGGCAACTGCTGGCTTCGAGCACTGGAGCATCAGCAAGTCCTTGACTGGGAAACGGACCAAGCCGGGCGCCTGATTTGGGTCATCACCCACGACAAGGAATCCCGGCGCCTCGGGATTGACGCCGACCGTTCACGCATCACCGAGACGTGGCGCCACTACCAGGCTGACCGAATCGACACCTACGCGATCGCGTACGAAAAGGAACGGCCGCCGGGGGATGATGACGCGGTGCCGCTAGTCGGTACTCAGTACCACGCGATGGGTACCGTCCCCGTGCAGGTGATGGAGCTACCGACAGCCCTTTGGGTTGCCAATCGGTTGAAGTCCCCGCAACTCGCGCACTTCCGCGTTTCGAATGCGCAGACTTGGGGGATGTCGCAGACCTGCTACGCGATGCCGGTCTTCAAACTCAAAGACCCCGAGCAGCCTCCGGCATTCGGTGCTGGTCGCGGCATCATGATGAGCACCGACGAGGAGGTCGCCTGGCTCGCGCCGCCCGCGACTCCGTTTGACTCCATCGACGTGGAGACGAAGTCGCAGAAGGACGAGATATTCCGACTCGCCCATCAGATGGCGCTCGGGGTCGAAAACAACGCGGCCGCTGTCGGCAGGAGCGCGGAGAGCAAGATCGAGGACGCGCAATCGACCCGTGTGGTCATGCTCGCGTTCGCCCGCGTGGTCAAGGAAACGATGGCGCGGACGTACAACGCCATCGAGCGCGTACGCCAGGATGGATACACGTGGAAAATCGGAGGCCTCGACGACTTCTCGAGTGCCGACTTGCTCGGGCTCGTAGCAGTCATGGGCAAGGTCGAGAGCGAGATCGGAAAGGTTCCGAGCAAGACATTCCGTTCGCTGATGTTCCAGCGACTTGCAGAAGGGCTTCTGCCCGACTTGGACGAAGCGACCAAAGCGAAGATCAAGGATGAGATCGAGTCCGGAACCGTCGACCCGGCCGAGGAAGCCGAGGCCGAGCGAGAAGCAGCGGAACGACTATTCGGAGCGCCACCGGGCACTCAACGGCCTGGCGAGGATGATCCGAGCACTCAACCCGAGCCGGGTGATCGTCGCGGGAGGTCCCCGGCGCGGCAAGTCGGAGCTCGCCAAGCGGCTACTGCATGACGGCGTTCGCCTTCACGATGGCGAAGAGTTGCGCGGCATCGACTGGTCGGCAGGATCGGAGCTAGCGTCCCGCTGGTTCGACGAACGCGGTCCCTGGGTGTGCGAAAACGTCGCGATGGCGCGCGCGCTGAGAAAGTGGCTGGCACGCAACCCGGGCAAGCCCGCCGACATCGTCGTAAATCTAACGCTCCCCGCATCCGACGCGGTGCCGGGACAAGAAAGCATGGCCGCCGGATGCGAAACCGTCTGGCGCCAAATTATGCCTGAGCTCGTGCGCCGCGGCGTGCGAGTCCTGGTCGACAAACCACGATGAACGCCCCGGCGAACCGAACCCGAAGCCTTGCTGCTGCTGCGGTTGTCGACGTTGATGGCGTCAAGACCACGACCGCCACGGTAACGACCGCTGCTACTCATACGGCGGCTGACATGAACGGAGCGCTGGTCACGTCTGGCGTGTTCGCAACTCCGCGGTCACTGACGGTCACGCTGTCCAGCCAAGCCGGCGCTTACACCACAGATGCTTGGACGTTCACCGGCAAGCGTGGTGGCGCCGATGTCTCCGTTACTTCGGCGCCAACCGGTACCGACGGCAACGAAACCTTGCGGCCCGGGCAACTCTTCGACTCCCTGACATCCATCGAAATCCCAGCGCAGTCGCTCACAAGCGGGAGCTACACGATCGGGGTCGGTGATATCGGAGCTCAGTTTGGCGATCGGTTCATCGGTGTGAAAGCTCATGCGGCATCTGCCGTGACGGTCGCGTACGACGAAGCCGGTACGATCGTCGACACCCTGCCGAGCGCGACGACGCGAGAGGACATCCGTCCCGTCAGGATCGCGACCAACGGTCTGACGGTGGGCGTCACGCTCTACGAATAAGGCTCACACGCCGCACTGGCGTGCACGGGACAACGGACCGCCCGTTATCGGTCTGTATGGGTACGCCGCCCACAATCGGTGCACGACCCCAAAGGTCGAGAACAGGGAGGCTCGCATGCTATTTCCGCGAGCGATTTTGCGTGAGGAGAACAACCCGGAGCCCACTGGTGGCGGCCCGTCCGATCAAAAACCAGCGCTCTCGGCAGACGAAATCAGGCAACTCGTCGCCACGACTGCGAATGCCGCGGTCTCTTCGCATCTCAAACGAGAACTGCCGAAGGCGATCGGAGAAGGTCTCAAGGGACTGAATTGGAGAGACACGCTGGCACCGGTTCTGAGCGAGCTTGCTCCCCAGCCGGATCCCAACAAGCCGCCAGCGCCCGATCCCAACAAGCCCGACCCGCGACTCTCCGCTCTGGAAGAGAAGTACAAGGGGCTCGAGGCTCAGTACAACGCGGAACGACAGGCGCGCGAGGCCGCGGAACTGAAAGCGCGCGACGACCGCGCGTTCTCGCAACTCCGATCAGCGCTCCAGGGCAGTGATCCGAACGCACCTCTCGTGCGCGCCGAAGCGCTCGATGCAGCGGCCAAGCTTCTGTTTCACGCCGACCGACGGGTCGTCTTCGGCGAACAGGGAGAGCCGCTGTTCGTCGTCAGAAAGCAGCCTTTTGCGGGAGCCGCCGAAGAGGACATGCAGCTGCCGCTCCTAGATGGCGTGCAGCACTGGCTGAAGACGCCCGAGGGAAAGTTCTTCGCTCCAGCGCCAGTTCCTCCACCGGGACAAACGGGCAACCGTGGTCCGAGCTACCACCGCCCAGCCAGCAGCAACGGCGGCATCCCCACGTACGATAAGCCGGCCGGGACCGACGCCGAGAAGGCGCGACGCGCGCTCGAGGCCGAGCAGGCGATTCGACAACAGTACCCGGATCACTTCCGTCAATAACGAGTCCGCAGCCTCCCTATCGGGGCCGCGGCTGAACACCAACAACAGCTTCGCAGCCGCGGGGCAAATTCGAGGAATGCAAACAAATGACTGATGTCCCTCAGACACTGTCGCTGATCGTCCAGGCTCAGGAGTACCGGGGCGACATCATTCGACAGATCAATCGTCGCGTCACGCTCCTGAAGCTGCTCCGCATCACCCGCGGTTCTGGAAAGAATGTCGCGTGGGCCGCGCAGGGCGACGGTCAGCTCGCCGAGAACTACTCGGAAGGAGCCGATGCTGCGAACTTCGGATCGGACGAGCAGAACGACGCGATCCTGAGCTGGGGTCTGTACCGCTCGAACTTCCACGTGACCAAGCTCGCGCTGGACTCGGCGGCCACGACGGTCACGCCCGCCGGAAACCGACAGCTCTGGGCCAGAAATCAGGTCGATGCCGCGGGCGCCTTGGCCGATCTGATCGAGGACGATCTGTTCAACGGTGCCGGCACCGGCACGCTCATCGCCGGACTCGACGTCGCCGTCGCCGACGACACCAACACCTACGCGACGATCGTGCGCGGCACCGACACTTGGTGGAAGCCGACGATCGTGGACCCGGGCTCGCTGACGGCGCCGACGATCGCTCAGATTCGTAGCGACCTAGGAACCATCTTCGATGCCTGCGGGGAGACGCCGGACATCGCCGTCGCCTCGACCGCGGTTTTCAACGCAGTCGCGAACTTGTTCGAGCCGAATCGACGATGGAACATCGTCAACACGGCGCGCGGTGCCATCACGCTGAATGCCGGGTTCGAGGGCATCGAAGTCGATGGATGCATGTTCGTCAAAGCGCGGCACGCGACGGCGAACCAGATCTACTACCTGAACACCAACTACGTGCACGTGGAGACGCTGCCGGACTCCGAAGTCCCGCTCGATGTGCTCGACCGCGTTCAGGCGGACGATGGGTTCGGATCCGTTCCGCTCGACATGACGTTCCACCCGCTGGCGGAAAACGGCCCGGCGAAGAGGGCGGAGGCGCTATGCACCTGCCAACTCGTCGTCAAGAAGCCGAACAGCTGTGGCGCGCGCCTCAACGTGGCCGCGTAAGCGAAAGGGTTCTGAGCCATGGCATTCAACAGTCGGCGAACCGACCAGGACATGCTCTATGCCCTGGTCGCTGCCAACAATCAGCGCCTGGTCGACGGGATCAGCACAAGCTTTCACCTCGACCAAACCGCAAGGACAACGCGGACCGACTACCGCAACCCGACCATCACTCGGGTAACGGTGACGGCCGCTGACGCCACGAATTTGGCGACGTCGCTCACGCTCGTGAACGACATCAGGTCCGTGGTCGACACCCACTTCGCGGACACGATCGCTCACGACTCGGCAACATCAGCCGCAATCACCATTGCTGTCGGAACCGACCTCACGACTGCTGTCGCACTGGCCAACGACCTGAAGGCGAAGTTCGACACGCATCGGGAAGCAGCCAACGTGCACTTCACGGACGACACGACCAACGACGTCACGAACGCGGACGCGACGGATCAGACGACCCTGAACACGCTAGTCAACGAGATCAAGGTCGACGTGAATGCGCACGTCGCAAGTGCTCCGGTGGGCGCGTTCATCAGCATCATCGAGGCCTGAGTGCGGCTCTTCAACCAAACGAACAGACAGCTCGGGTGGTCGATGGCCGGCGTCACGTACGCCTGCCCGCCATGGGGCCCCGTCGATGTCCCGCACGAACTCGTCAGCGCGTGCAAATCGCGCGGGCTTCCGCTCGACATAGTCGCGGTGCCGCCGGAAACCCGAGCTATCCGGCGGGTGGCTGAAGAGAAAACGGCGCACCAGAAAGACGGCGTCATCCAGTTGAATCGCCGTGCAGAGGCGGCGGAAGCGGAAACGCGGGAAGCCCGGCGCCAATTCGAGCAATCGAACCTGGAACTCAGCGCTACCCGCGACAAGTTCCGTCGCTTGGAGGTCGAGGCCGAAGGCATGCGCGGGGAGATCACGGCCCTGCGCGCTGACAAGGAAGCGGGCGATCGGGCCATGCAGTCCGCCCTGACGGATGCTAGCGAAGCAGAAAAGGGTGCGATTCGCCGCGCG